TTAAATACTTGAGCGTCTTTTGGTAGCCCGCCCCAGACCTTCTTAGGTCCCTTTTCAAGGGAAGAGGCCTTAGCACCTGTAATAACTGTAACTGGTGCCGCATGGTAGTTAATAATATCTGCGATATCTGTAGCAACTTCGTTATAGTTACGATTAAGAACAATAATGTCGTGGCAATCTGAAAGTCCCCAAGGAGATCCAGATACACGTACGTTTGCAATATGAATGATTGGTACAACACCAATAGGGTTTGGACGAGAGTCAATTAGTTCGTCGTTAATATATTCTTCAATACGGTCATCTGTAAGGATTTCAGTATATGTGTATACCTGGCGCGTACCTTCTAGTGAAGTACCCCAGAAACGATACTTAAGCTTAAAACGAATTAAACGTGAACGATCATGTGGGTGGAACTCTGGGAAACAGAAAGAAGAGTTAAGTGGGAGAATACGTACACGTCCTGGGTGACCACGACCTGTTGAATCTTCGTAGCCCTCTTCATAAGCTACCTTAACAAAGCAATCTCCTGATACTCCGCCTTGCTGTCCCATTTCCCACATTACAGAATACTTATCGTTATCTATCTCCCACACTCTTTTTAATACGTCTGGGATGATTGCTTCTGTTTGTGTTGGGCTGCGGAAAGATGCTCCGCGACCAAATGTAAAGTTAATGATGTAATCGGTAAACGCACGATAATAGTTATAAACCATCTGGGACTCACCAATTTCACGGCGGTACGACCAGTGGTGTCCAAGATACATTGCCCAGTTAAGTGAGTAACGATTTAGTCTAGGACCATGTACTTCAAATTCTTCATCTGCAAGTTCTACTAAGCCTAGTGGCGAGATAGAGATAGTTAAGTCAGAGGACGCAGCTCTGTAACTGGGAGGTGAAAAGTCAATGCCACCAGCCATTATTCACAACTCCCCATCTTAATTTTTAAAGCCTCTTTGTTTTTCTTTTTTCTTTTTCTCTGCTTCTTTACGCTTCTTAGCGTCTTCTGCATCTTGCTTTTCGTCACGAAGTTTTGGATCAACGTCACGCTTTGAAGCTACGAACTGTCCCCCTTGACGAGCATACTCATCCTTTAACCACTTACTAGCGGGAAAAGATAAATTCTTTGTTCCTCGAGATGGATACTTAGATTTAGCTTGACTTCTTAACAAATTCCAAAGTTTTGGATTTGCTGGTACGTCTGCCACTTTGTATCCTCTCTAAGTAAAAACTCCCAACCCCCGGAGAAGGGGTACGGGGGTTGGAAGCTTCTACAGTCTACTGTATTTAGTCTGCTACTTGAGCAGGGTTCATGCGTTGCTGGCGTCCGCCTGAGCGAATAACTTCCTCAATAACAACCTGTGAGTGATCACCGAAGTTACCTTGGGAGAATTCTGCGTTATAGGCTGGAGCCTCTGGCCATGCGGCTGAACCGACATGTGCACGTTGCTTCATTGTTTCTTCTGGATACTTTTCAAACACGTTAGTGTTGTGGTTAGGACGGCCCGCTGGGGTGTCATATCCTTGATCCAAACCAAGTTGGAAATCACTTGGTACATCTGTGTCAGTTGCAATGCCTTCCTCGAAACGTAGTGGTCCACGTTGTCCAGGTGCTGCAGGTGACATCTTGCGTTCATATGTTGCGCCAACTTTCTCAGGGAACTGAGGTGTTGGGGCAATGTTCTCTACTGCCATGTTATTTCTCCTATGCATAGGGATTGAGGGTCCTCAGGTATAAGTCTCTACCCTGGGGCTAGTTTTTAAATGCTAAATTAAGAAAAAAATGGAGAAGCACTAACTTCTACTGTAGGCATCACCATGTCCTGAGTCATGGCGCAGGCAATGGCTAAAGAGTCCACAAAGTCGTCGTGGGCGTGGGCTTCATCGGGGGCAGCCACCATAAAGTTTGGCCCCTTGTATTGAACTTCTGCGTCCGTCATTTGTTGATAAAACTTCTTCCAAAGACGTAAACGACGTGTTTTTGCATGGGCTGGCCATGAAACCATTTGCCGTTGAATTAAAGCCTGTAGGTGTTTCCAACGTTTAGATTGCTCTGTTGGACTTGAGGTAATAGGCACAACTTCAGCTCTAGGCATTAGAACCTTAAGCCGCCCCGCTACAGCATCTCCAACACCGTTAGAGTCCACCCCAATTGCTAATACGTCATAGTTCCCTAGGAAGTTAACAATTTGGAAGTATTGCTCTTCCCAATCATCCCCTTGGATTTCAAGCCAGTTTAAAACACGGTGGTCGTAATAACCAAACTCATCAGGACGATCCCAGTCAACCCACACAACAGTAACAACCGTAGAGTCCATTTTTCTAGCTGGGTCAATACCAACGACGACTGGAGACCTATGCCAGCTTTTAACAAGCTCTTGGGAAGTATCACCGAGATCATCCATAATCGTTGAAGTGACGAACATACCTCTTTCAAGAAGCCACTTACAGTTGTAAGACATTTGGAATTCATCTGAATCTTCTCCTACCCTTAACATTTCTTTTCTAATAAACTTTTCATAGTTATCGTTAAACTTAGCTACATCTCTCCAATCCCATTGGAAATGGTTTTGTTTTGCAGACCTTCCAGTTTGCCTGCGTTTGTTTAACTGGATCGCTCTATAGAAGTTGTTCTTTGAGGTTGTAGGGGTTCCGGTCTTAACAATAGTTGCGTTGTAGTAAGCACCCATTGGAGAGATTGACTTAGATACTACGAAGTCATCTGCTTCTTGACACTCATCAATAATAATGAGGTGGAAAGACTTAGACTCAATCTTTGCACGAGGGTTAGCTGTCATCATCATAAGGGTTGATCCTGAGTTCTTTAGTTTGATATTACGCACAACTCCAGGAGTTTTAGTAGCCATATCGTCAATTTCTGGATCACCAAGTACTTCTAAGGCTCTTTCACTTGTAAGGCGAGAAACAGTTCTACCGTACAGGGTTTCTACCTGCGATTGAATTGGTGCAAACATACCTACCCAAATACCGTCACCAAACTTACCTAGAAGGTCTGGATACATTTTTGCAAGGCGTGGAAGAATAACCATGAGCGTAGCTACGGTATTAGCAATAGTTTCTGACTTACCTGACTGACGAGATGCAAGCGCTGTTACTTCTTCACCATCGTTAATAATTACCGACTCAATAATACGTCTAGCAAGAGGTTCTTGGTATGCGTGCAGCTTATGCCCTACAAGCATCTCCATAAAAGACATGATCTTGTCTATTAGGACTTTAACAAACTCTTTAGATAGCTCGTCTAATTCTTCAAGGGGTTCTTCGTCAAACTCATCTTCTTCTGACTCTAACTCTTCTAGGGGGTCTAGCTCTTCAAATTGATCTTCATCGTACTCAAAATCATCCATTAGCGTGTCGCTTTACCAAAGACTCTAGTATTACGTGCAAAGCTTCCGCACCAACTCGAGCTTCTTCTAAAGTACTCATGTCTTTTGTTTTTTGCCAAGAAGATAGGTTGCGTCCGATTGTATACAGGGCGTTTTCTGTCCAGGGAAGTAATTCACCTGTAGGTAAAGCTTCTACACGCTTTTCAATACGAGACTTCTCTTTTTCAGCCTTAGCTGTAGAGTCCTTCTTAAACTTAATACCCATCGTCTTGTGCTCCGAATCTAACGTGATCCCAATTAACTTCTTCTTCTGGCAACGCTCTTCCACGAACAGCGTTAGTTAAAGCTTGGCTTTCCTCATACGATGCATTCCAATGTCCAATAACTAAAGCCAGTCTAGTGAAGGGAAGCCGTATTGAAACACCAACTCCACCTCTAAAAGGAAAGTCTATTTCTTGTGTTTCAGCTTTTTCCCACAATACTGGAGGTTTTACCGGGTACACCAAGGGATGCCAATAAAAAGATCCAATGTCTCTTGGATTCGCCAAGTTTAAACCTCACAATCGTGATCCATTACCTCTGCTTCACGCAGATGTTCTGCACATAGCTTACACCGAAACCATTTAGATGCTTGAAAATTATTTTGTGCGGTTGCGCCAAAAGGTACGTCTACACCGCCATCTGGTTGTGGAATATAGTCACTGACCACTTCCGGTGACTCAAAGAGTTCAGGAGGAAATGGTCCTTTAGGCTGATGCGCTGTTTCCGGTACGGG